GAGAGTGGTGCTGTCACGGTGTCGACAGACGGCGTTATCGCCGCTAGTTAGGACACTATGTCAATCACCACAGCGCCCACCTACGAACACATAGTCGAGACACACGAGAAGTTCCTGTACCCCATTACCCGTGTCGTCGCTGCTGCGAACGGCAGGGTGGCCGGGGGTTCGGGTGTTGTCGTGTACTCGAAGCCAGAGGCAGAGGGTAGCTCACGCTACGAGAGCTATGTCCTTACCAACCATCACGTCATCGCCGGGCTTATCGACATCAGTGAGAAGTGGAACTCCGCTGCTGGCCGGAACCTGAAGATTGAGACACGGAGTGAGGCAGCGGTCGAGTTCTTCACTCGTGAGAACCTCAGCCGTATCACCGATGAGACGGCGAAGCGTGCAGAAGTCGTGGCATGGGATGAGCAGCGAGACTTAGCTCTCCTGCGCCTACGTGCGTCGATACCTGTTGAGGCCGTGGCCCCAATCATCCAGCCTACCGACTTTGACGAGAAGGTCTTCATCTCCTCGCCAATCTACACAGTCGGCTGCGGGATGGGTGTACCACCCCTCATCACATCGGGACACGTCGGCGGTTTCGACTTCATCATCGACAACTTCCCGTACACCCTGACCACGGCCCCGTCCATCTTCGGGAACAGTGGTGGTGCCTGCATGTTGCAGGAGACGGGCGAGGTCATTGGTATCACGGCACGGATTGCCGTGGTCTTCATTGGCTTCGGCGGTAGTGCCGTCACCCACATGTCTTGGTCGATTGCACCGCAGTCCATCTACACGTTCCTCGAAGAACAGAAGTATGACTTCATCGTCGACCCGACCGTCGACCCACGACAGCGGGAACGGGAACGTGCTGAGCTACGGCGAAAGGCACTTGAAGCACAGATAGCTGGGCCTCCTACTGGTGAAGCGGAGGCTAGGAAGGCGGAGGACATTGGCATCCTCCCCCACGGCTAAGCTGCTTTGTGCAGAGTGCAACCAAGAGTTCCTATCAGGACAGCGAGTGGTCTTCAAGGTAGTGGAGAACGACGGCTCACTGGACTTGGAACCAGTACATGAAACCTGCCACGCTCGACCGTCCTGAGCTAGTCCCGCTGGACGACCTGTACAGCCGGATTACCGCAGCAGTCGAGGACATGGGGAGCGGGAGTCCAGAGGCTCTCGCTCTCCTCGGACAGTTGGGCGGCGAGACACCCCGCTGGCTTCAGGCCCACTTGGAACTGGAGCACAGCACCCCCTCTCCGTCCGGCGTGACGGCCTGCCGCTTGCAGCAGTATGGCCGAGCGAAGGGCTGGCCGGAAGAAGGCAGCAACCCCGTGAACTGGACTGCCCGTGCCGCAGCGGGGGTCATCCGCGAACCGTACTGGTTAGCGATTCTGACCCTCGCTGGGCTGGACATCCAGCTTTCGGACACCGCTATTCCCTGCGGCCCCCACATGAAGGCTAACCCCGACGCCTACTTAGGTGACTGGGGCATCGTCGAACTGAAGGACTTGCAGGGGTGGACATTCAAGCGCGTCATCGAGGGAATGGGAATCGCCTACGAGGAACCACGGTACTACACGCAAGTGCAGCTTTACCTGCACGCCACGGGTAGACAGTGGGCACTCTTCGTCGCGTCGACTCCTGACCCCGCCATGCTCCAGTCCATGATGCGGGGCTACAAGAAGTACGGGCCAGAGTATGACCTGCCACTGGTGTATCTGGAGTGGGTGGAACGTCGGGATGTGGATGTGGCGGCTGCTCTGGCACGGGCCGAGATGATTGTCGAGGACATCGAGGGGGACATCGTGCCACCCCGTGACTTCGACGGTCAGGTGAAGTGGCCCTGCTCGTACTGCCCGTTCCAGCGGACGTGCAATGAAAGGTACGGATAGTGATTAAGATAACAACTTTCAAGTCAGATAGTGGGTACAAGGTGCTTAAGTTCAGGAGGGGCAAGCACGCCTACAAGAACCCCTTCACCGCCATGACCGATGTGTACTCTTGTAATTTTCCGAGGTGTCCAGAGCACCTGATTGCGTCGGTCAAGCGTAACTGGATTCTCTCTGTCGAGAGGTCGTAGTGGCAATAAAGAAATACCAGCCCGGCCAACTGCCGGACATCCCCATGCGCGGCATCATTATGGCCTACGGGTTCGGAGGCGCGGGGAAGACCAGCCTCATCATGTCGGGGGAGGCAGTGGCCGCTCCGGTGTTCCACGCCAACTTCGACAGGCGGGCTGACCACCTACTCCGCACCCTCAAACAGCCGTTCTACGCAGCACAGTTCACTCCACCCAGCAGCGGTCGAGAGGCAACCGCTATTCTGTCCGACCTTGAGACGCTATTGGAGACGGCGTGCATCGAGAAGCACGGCATCTTCGGCATCGACGGGTTCCACACGATGTGGGACACGGCGGTCATGGCGCTGGTTGACACGAACGACCGCAACCTGCAACGGTTCGCACCCGCCAACAACTTCATGCGTGGCTACCTGCAACGACTGGAGAACAGCGGACTGTGGACTATCATCACGGCCCCGGCCAAGCAGATGTGGGGTGACTTCAAGCCTCCCCGCTTCATGCCGGACTGCTGGGTTCACTACGAGTACCCGACCATCGCGACACTCCGACTGTACGTCGAGGGGGAACCGCGTGGCACGGTCGAGACACCCATAGAGGATTCGTGGGTAGGCAGGTATGGGTGTCAGGTGGAACGGGCGAAGCTGCGGCCCAAGAGTCAGGGCATCGTCGTTGATGAGCCGACACTGACGAAGGTACTGGAGGTAATCACCTGAATGACATTGCTCAGCTTGCGAAGGAACTTGATTTCGTTGGTCGGGCGCAACGGCAGCGGAAGATACGGGAGATTGCGATTGACGATAGGGAAGACCGCGATAGGCTCACTGAACTCCTCCTTAGAGGAATGGGCTATACGGTCGTGCGTCGGCGACTCCCCCTCGGAGATTACCAGTGGGAGTCCAAGTTGGGACTCGTCATCGTCGAGAGGAAGACCCCTGCTGATGCGAGAGACGTGCAAAGACTGGCGAGCCAAGCTGAACGGCTACGGCGTGCCGCTACAGATGCCGGGGCGTTCCCCATTCTACTCATCGACCACCGAACTGACACTGACAGGCAGCGTGCGTGGACGGATGAGCAGCTTGACAACGCCATCGTGTCGGTTACGGGGCGTATCCGGCCTGCGCGGTGTATCCAAGGGCAGCTTGCCCACCGACTTGACTCTCTATTTCGGTGGTCGCAGCGTACCGACCATCAGCTTCTAGACAGGACACTGTGATATGACCAGATTCCAACAGGTATTGGAGGAAATCCTTGAACTCCATGACCGAAAGCAACAGGACTACGGGGCCGACAACGACCCCTTTGCCAATGTTCGTGCTTCAACCGAGTGGGGAGTGCCAGCTTGGGTTGGCGCTCTCATCAGAGCTACCGATAAAGTCCGTCGTCTTCAGACGTACGCTCGTCGAGGTACGCTCGCAAACGAGGGCGTGGATGATTCCTTCCGCGACCTTGCCGTATACGCTCTCATCGGCCTGATTCTGTGGGAGGAAGACCAGAAGACCGTAGAGCAGGACGTGGCGCAGATGACGGAGACACTACTGTGAGCCGGGCCATCGGCTGCGACCTCGACGGCGTGGTCTTCAACTTCGCGCAGGGGTTCTCCACCCTAGCCAACAAGCTGTACCCCGACGCTCCCATCATCACCGACAACCAGTGCCCCTCTTGGGACTGGAAGGACTGGTACGTGGGAGGAGGGGAACGAGCCGAGCAGATAGTCGAGGGGACGTGGCGAGAGATAGAGCACGCTGGTCGGTACTTCTGGGCTGACCTACCCGTCCTCTTCCCCAACGACATGAACTACCTCCGAGACATCTACCGCGAGTGGCCTACGGTGTTCATGACTCGCCGTGACTGGAACTACGCCTACGACCAGAGCTACCTGTCCCTGAGCACTCAGGGAATCAGCGAGCCGCTGGTCATCCGTGTCCACAGCGGCGAGGAGAAGTGGCAGTGGGCGAAGAAGCTGGGCATCTCGGTCGTCATCGAGGACAGTCCGAAGAACGCCCTGGGTCTACTGGAGAACGGTATCTCGGTCGTGCTCATGCGCTGGCCGTACAACGATGAGTTCTACCAGAAGTACCGCCGTCGCTATCAGACCACTCATCCCGTACTGGTTGGTGCCGAGTCGTTGAAGCACGCCCTCGTGCGTGCCCAGTACCTCGACGCCCTACCCATGAACATGGGGGTGAAGGCATGACCAAGCGGTGCATCTACGACGGGTGCTGCGACTTTGAACCCGGCGCTCACAACGCCGTGTACTGCCCCGGCTGCAAGTGCAAGCGTAAGGCAGAGAACACGAAGAAACGGCTGCGCTCGGAGATAGCCATATACGACGCTGAGGCATTCGAGTTGGAGGAACGTCGGAAGCTGGCTAGGGCAGAGCGCACGTGGGCGAAGACCCAGTGGCTTATGGAGAACAAGTCGTTCTGCTTCTTTGACCTTGAGACGACGAACCTCGACGCCAACTACGGCTACATCCTGTGCTCGTCCATACGGGACAGGGAGTCGGGGACAACCCTGACCCACGATACCGTGCAGTCGGACGCAGAGATACTGACCGCTATCCGGGACACCATCGAGTCCTACGACTACGTGGTCACGTTCTTCGGTACGCGGTTCGACATCCCGTACCTGAACACCCGGCTGCTGATGAACGGGATGCAGCCCATCGGACTGTCCCGCCACATCGACATGTACTACACGGCACGGCACATGCTCAAGCTGAACAGCAACCGCATGACCGTGGTGGAGGAATCGCTGCTAGGCAAGACAATCAAGACCCGGCTCAACGGCCAAATCTGGATTGATGCGGCGAAGCGGTTCCACTGCGCGTGTGGGGAGAAGAACGAGCGGGCAGAGGCTGCAATGGAGTACATCAAAGACCACTGCGTCAAGGACGTGAAGTCCCTGCACGACATCTTTGACGAACTGGTGCGGTTCCGTAACCTCGGCGCGACGCCTGTGAGGCTGTTCCGATGAGGAACCCGTGGAACTGGCTGACCGTAACTGTCCAGCCGTGGAAGTGGCGACCCTACGTATCCACCACCGACACTCTGCTGTGGCTGCTGTTCATCTCTCCCTTCATCCACTGGCAGACCAAGACATTCCACTTCCGGGCGCTTGGCATCATGGTCTGGGTGGGGCCGAGGGTGTTCGAGATTGGACTGAAGGACAACAACTAGTGGGGCGCAAGGGTTACGGGATGAAGATGGCTCGTATGGGCCAGCGATTCCACACGGGGGGTTCGACTCCCCCCGCGCTCCACCAAACCTAGGAGACAGTGTGAAGCAACGAAGTAGTGGACTGAGTGTCCCCGACACCCTGCCCGACGAGTACTGCGGCCACAAGGACGTGGACAGGATACGTGGGGTACCCGGCTACAAGTGTCGGGAGTGCAAGCAGAAGGTATACCTCGTGACGACCGGCCAGATATTCATGACGCCCGAAGAACTCCAAGCGTGGAAACAGGGTGTAGAGAGGAGAGCAGGTTGGGAGTAGCAGGCGCAACGGTGCAGACCATGACCGTCCGTACCTTCACCAACGCACTAGCCTGTCACCGCCGTAATAAGCGGGACGTGAAGCAGTGCTGGCACGCGCAGAAGAAGAACCGAGGAGAGTCGTTTGGCCCGTTTGCTAGGAGGTTGACCCGCCGACGACGACGAGAATAGAATAGGAACAGGACGCCCTTTTTGCCATTGGTGCGTCCTCCTAGAACCCCCAGTACTGGAGACGGTACTGGGGGTTTACTCTATGGCCGAGGGGGTGGCCCACCCACACGCACGACCCATAGGTGTGCTTGTAGCGAGTTCAGGTTCCCAACCGTTCCTTGGTCAGCGACCATTTCGAACAGGTTATACTGCCCCAACGAGTGCACATCTACCGGCCATACACCAGTAGCCGTGAGTATACTATTTCCACTTGAAGATGGTGGGGCCAATATTGAAGACACAGGGAAAGGCGAGCCGCTTGGCGATACGGCCCTTATCTCAATCCTACGGTATCCAGTAGCATCACCAGCCCATTCTAACCAGCCCCCGGCTAGATAAAGTCCATCCTCCTTGACTCCTATACGGTCGTTGGCTAAGTCGGCCCAACCATTTGTATCCCAGTGTCTTGCGTCAAACGCAACCTTTGTAACTGTAGCTGAGGCAAATGTCTGGTCAGTCTGAGTTGTGAGGTAGGTGACAGCTACTTCTCCGAGGTCGTGTAAGTCTCTAGTCAAAGAAATACTTGGAGTCGTTGGGTCACGGAACTGTGATAGCTCAGCAGAGAGTCGGTCGATTCGTCGAGAGAGACTATCCAATTCTTGCTGAATCTCAGGCGGTAGCGCCATAGAGTTCCATCCTTTTGATGGCTAGGGGTACCTTGGGATTGGCCGCAGTGGAGGAGTATGTGGCCTTTAGCAGCACGCGGTTCACGTTCTGTCCATCGCTACTGAGACGCGCCGACCGTCCGTTACTCTCGACGGGTGCGCCAAGGTTGACGAACGAGCCGCCATTGTTCACCGAGACGGAGAACTGAATCGCATCGCCGACTGCCATGTCCGTAGTGTGGACGACTAGCTCAGCCAACCGCCGTGGTTCCGGGAAGAACAACTCGGAGAAGATGACCGTGCCGGACGTAGGTGTGCTGAGGTTGTCCCCGCGCTGTAGCAGTGGATACCCCCTGTGGTCGGTAATCATGTAGACAAAGTCGTCAGTCTCGCCGAAGCAGATAACAGGGCGAGGGTAAGAGGCACTGGTAGGGAACGTGTTGCCGATGAACCCGATGCCGGGGAACTCGTTGTAGATGACATCGAGCGTACCCTTGTGTACACAGTGCCAGCGTAGGGTCGAGGGGTTGCCCGGTTGGGTCGGCTGTCCCCATAGGACAAGGAACGTGGTCTGCGTCTCGTCGGGCTGGAAGATGGCGTAGAGGCCGCTACCTGTCCCGACTAACCCGTGGAACCGTCCGGCTCCGAGGTCTTGCAGGCTGGTTACGCCTGATGGAACCATCCCTCCGCGCTTGGGCGAGATGTTGATAGGGCGACCACCCGGCTCGTAGTAGATGAGTCCGGTAGGATGGGGGAACACGATACCGCCGAACGCAGGGACGATGACGGAGCACACAGGGCGCTCCTGTCGGTAGCCTCCAAGGTCACCGAGCACCATGCCTGCGCGACCCTTGCTGTTGAACGTATAGAGTCCGTCGCGGTTGAGTACGTAGGTCAATCCCTGCGTCGTCGCGACTGCAAGGATAAGGTCGGCTGCGTCGCTGGCGGGGAAGGTAGACCCCCAGTCAGCCTCGGTTGCCGCTGCCCCTCCCACCTTGAGGATGCCCACGCCAGAACCCTGTACGACGCGTACCATCTGGGAACCCAGCAGGGCAAGGTGCGAGACGCGTGCCACGACCGTGCCTCCGGTGAAGGCATCGTCAGTGGGCGGGTTGTTTATCGTCGTGAACTCGTTGATTGTGCCAACGGCTCCGGTGTCGCGCCCGTAGCACCAACGACCGTTGTACTTCTGCGGCCTACCGTTGACCGTCCCGGCAGCTTCGCTGTAGGTTTCCAACAGTGTGCCGAAGTCAGCGTTACGTCCACTAATCTTGTGGATGTTCGTTGTGGTAGTAGAGTCCCGTGTGAACACGTAGATGAACACATCGTCCACAGCGGGAGTACCTGCTGTGCGCTGTGCTGAGAAGAAGTGCTGGAAGGCAACAGCATTCGCGTGGGCGATGGACGTGGTGTTGGTCACGGGGACAAGGCGTAGCTCGTCCTTCATCCCGACGAAGTTCTCGCCGTAGATGTAGCCGTTAGCGTCGGGGCTATCCTGTAGGTAGCCTACACCGTCAGACCAGTCAGTCCATAGCTTGAGCAGTTCGTTCTTGGGCTTAACCACGTCGAGCGCCTACCACTTCGCCACGGCTGGGCGTGAACTGGGCCATGCGCGGGAGTAGCGCACGACGGATAGACAGCGCCTTGCCAACCAGCGCGTTGTACTTGTTGAAGTTGTCGGCGTCGAGCGCCTCCGCTGCCATGTCGTCGAGTAGCTGCGCGAACAGCAAGTCGACTATGATGTCTTCGGGGGCGGTTGTCGTCGCGATGTCGTCGCTCAGGGTAGCGTAGTCCACGCGCCCCGACACGTAGATGGGGCTGGTTATCGTGAAGTCGTCGGGTAGCCGGATGCGATACGGGACAACCGCTGTGTCATCGCGGTCGAAGGACGCGCTTAGTACCCGGTCACGCTTCCCCTCGCCTGACCTGTAGGCAAACTCGTTTCCGGCGAGGCCGATGGAGTCACCGTGCCGTACCTCGAACAGTTCGGTGAAGGCCTCGTGGAACTCCAGCGTCGACGGGTAGGCGAACTCCCTATCCCGCACGGGCAGGAGTATGGCACTGTTGAAGTACACCACGTCGGTGTTGTTCGTTGCTTCAAGGCGCACCATCACCTGCTCACACGTTGAGGGGGTGGTGGCCGTGAACTGCATCACACCCCAGCCCGTCTGCGTGCTGACGGCTGACTCAATCTCCGCGTTGTTGGTCACATCCCACAGGATTAGCTTGGCCGCGTCCCCTACCGTGATGTACGCCTCGGTTGCCAC